TAAACGAAGAAGTTGATAACCAAATTCAAACTATTTATGAAGTATTCAAAAAGTAGTTGTAAGGTACAATATTTTGTGATATAATTAAATAGTAAGAGAACAAACAGGTTACTTGTACTTATGCGGGAGTACGAGGTGAAATCCTAATATAGTGCAAGTAACAAACGCTTGTGATATGGATGCCGCATCATCTATGTCGCAAGCGTGTTTGTTATATAGAGGAGTAAATATGCGCTCGGATAATTATATAGTTATACAAGGATGGATGTGCAATGAGTTGGGATTAAAAGGCAACGAGTTGCTCATTTTTGCTTTAATATATGGATTTAGCCAAGATAGAGTTTCTAAATTCTGTGGAGGCAGAAGATATATCAGCGAAACCTTTGACATTAGTTTACCGACAGTAGACAAAGCATTACAAAGTTTGGTAACTAAAAATTTCATTGCAAAGGAGTCTGCAAACGATTATAAGCATACGGATTCTTATTTTGTAACAGATTGGGTAACAGAGGGGGTAGTAAAGAAACTTTACGAGGGTAGTAAAGAAACTTTACTCAATAATATAGATAATACTAATATAGATACTATTAGTATAAATACTAATAGTAGCGGTTTACATAATTCTTTTAACTTCGGAACTAAACAAGAGAAGCCTAAAAAAGATAATCTGTATAGTAAATGCACCGCATTGATTAATGAATTTACAGATGATGAAATATTAAGGGCGTATTTAACTGAATTCCTAAAAAGATGTTTAGCGAATAGTAAAGAAAGCGGCACACCATTCTATACAAATACTTTTAGAGGCAAACTTAATAAACTGAAAACACTATCAACCGATAATTATGTTCAGCGTGATATAGTTACGCAAACTTTACATAATGGTTGGAGTGGTTTTTACGAACTTAAAACAAATAAGCGGAAAAATGATATAGAATATGTATCAGCAGAATTAGGAATAGTTGATAGCGTTACTTATACAGAAGAGGAGCGCAAACAGCAAGAAGCGTGGCGAGAGCAGATGAAAAAAGATGGAAAGCAAGTTAAATTCTAAAAGAGAAGATTGCTGGTATCGTGAAGTCTGTTCACAAGATTGTGAATGGAGTTGTATACGCTATTTAGAAGTATCATATTTAATGGAAAATAGCGGAATACCGAAATCAAAACAACGACCGATAGATTTGTATCCGAGTGATGAGGATTACGATGCGTTTGTAAGACTTGCGGATATTAAGCAACATATAGACGAGTTTGTACAGAACGGAAGAAATCTGTATATAACGAGTACAAAGACAGGAAACGGAAAGACGAGTTGGTCTATCAAGTTATTGCTCAAATACTTTGATAGAATATGGGCTGGTAACGGATTTAAAGTTCGTGGCTATTTTGTCCATGTTCCAACTTTGCTTTTGAACTTGAAAGACTTTAATAACCCAAATACAGACATTAGTAAAATCAAGAAAAATGTTTTGACAGCCGATTTAGTTGTATGGGACGATATTGCAAGTACGACCGTAAGCAATTATGATTATAGCCAGTTATTAATGCTTATAGATAATCGGTGTTTAGAAGATAAGTCAAACATATATACAGGAAATCTTAATACAAAGTCCGCATTAAATAAAGTGCTAAATGATAAGTTAGCAAGTCGTATTTGGGAATTATCCGAAGTTATAGAGTTTAAGGGTAAAGATAGAAGAAATGAATAGCAAGTTACATAAAGAAAATCCTTGTTGGAATTGTAAAGATAGAAGTGCTATATGCCATTCTATCTGTGAGAGATATAGAGAATGGAATGAAAAAGTAATTGCTCAAAGAGAGAGGCGATACGAAGAAAAGACCAAGAAGAATAAGACTTATCCGAGCAGATTTGAGAAGATGAATAGCAAGAAGAAAAGTGGACAGTAATTATGATAGCGTTGCAGGTTTTGAATAAAATTTTAGCAACTGGTGATATATCAATTTTACAGAATAACGATATTACAAGGGACTATTTTGTAGGGTTTGAGGACGAGTTTGACTTTATCAACAATCACTATTTGCAGTATGGAAATGTACCAGATAAAGCGACATTCATTTCCAAGTTTAATGACTTTGAATTCATAGATGTTCAGGAAAGCGATAAGTATTTAGTAAGCACCATTCGTGAGGAATATCTTTATTATAAATCTGTTCCTGTATTGCAGAAAGCGGCAGAATTGTTGAAGTCCGATGCAAATGCGGCCGCAGAATATATGGTTCAAGCGTTGAAAACGCTACAGCCGAATTATTCAAATAACGGAATAGATATTATAGCAAAAGCAAATGACCGACTTGAAAAGTATATAGAGAGGCAAAATCATCAAGAGAATTGGTTTTTTACAAGTGGATTTGAAGAACTTGATGATATAATACACGGTATACAGAGAGAAGAAGAATTGTTGGTCATATTTGCGAGAACCAATCAAGGTAAATCTTGGGTTCTTGAAAAGATGTGTACGCACATCTGGCAATTAGGGTTCAACATCGGGTATATATCGCCTGAAATGTCAGCAGATAGTATCGGTTATAGATTTGATACTTTGAACAGGAACTTTTCAAATAAAGCATTGATGTGGGGAAAAGGCGAGTTTGAAGAAGATGAATATACCGAGTATATCAAAGAACTTGCTGAAAAGGATAATAAGTTTATCGTTGCTACGCCAATTGATTTTGACCGAAAGATAACTGTATCAAAGTTACGGACATTTGTGGTCAATAACAAGTTAGATTTAATAGCGATAGATGGTATAACATATATAACAGATGAGAGGTATAAGCGAGGAGATAATAAGACAATAACATTGACCAATATAAGCGAAGATTTGATGATGTTGTCTATGGAATTGCATATACCTATTTTAATTGTTGTACAGGCAAATCGCGGCGGAGTAGTTGAAGGAGAAGAAGGAACGCCCGAACTTGAAACGATAAGAGATAGCGACGGCATAGCGCATAACGCAAGTAAGGTATTATCAATACGACAATTAAAGAATGGTGTATTAGAAATAGGAATTAAGAAGCAAAGATTTGGAAGTGTCGGTGGCAAGTTACAATATGATTGGGATATAAATACAGGAGTATTTACGCCTATAGTATCATATGATGATGCACAGCCAAAAGAAAGGACTGAAAGAAAAGTAAGGGAGATAAAGAAACGCTTTGTTGATAAGGAGGATGTTTTCTAATGACCTTTGAAGAATTGAAAGCAGAAGCAAAAAGACAGGGTTATCATTTAATAAAGTGCAGAGAGCGGATTAATTTACTTCCGTGTACTTGCGGATGTAATCGTAGAAATCATTGGAGTAAAATAAAAGATAACCAAACTTTTGCGGGACTTGAATGTATTAGATGCGGTCGTAAAGTTTGGGGTAAAGATACGCTTGATGCAAGAAAGAATTGGAACAAAGTAATTGAAGCGGAATTAAATGCAGATAAATGATGTTGTCTTTAATGCGGAATTATTGGATATATTAAATGAGTTACAGCGAGAACTCAATATAAACAATATTCCGCTTTTACGAAAAATAAAAGATGTTGGTGACGATGTTATGGTATCTTGTCCGTATCATAATGGCGGTCAAGAGAAGCGCCCGTCTGCAGGTATACGAAAAAGTGATGGTGTGTTTCATTGTTTTGCGTGTGGAGAAACTCACTCGTTGCAAGAAGTAATATCGTATTGTTTGGGATATGACGATGTTCTTGGTAAAGAAGGGTGGAAGTGGCTTTTAAAAAACTTCGCTATAACGCAAGTTTCAAGTCGTGACGATATAGTTATTGACTACGACAGAAAAAACGCTGTAAAGAGCGATTTTAAGCGTTCTATAGCATATATAAATGACGATATATTAGACAAGTACAGATATTATCATTCATATATGCGAAAACGCAAGTTGACAGACGAGGTAATAGAACTGTTTGATATAGGTTATGATGTTGTAACAGATTGCATAACATTTCCTATACGAGATATAACAGGTAATTGTTTAGGCATAGCAAGACGGTCAACACACGGAAAATTCTTTAATTATCCTAAAGGGTTTGAGAAGCCGTTATACGGACTTTATGAATTGAGTTTGCAAAATCCATACCCGCAAGAAGTTATAGTGTGCGAAAGTATGTTGGACGCATTATCGTTTTGGACAG